AAATCAAGTGGTTTATGAATAGGATGCCACTCTGCCATTGGACTCCGAATTCAGGTGGCTTGGCGCCAAACAGAATGATGTCACCATCGTAGATGGGAGCATCCAGAGTGTCGCAGTAAACCGACAGTTCCCGCAAGATGCCGCGTGTGCTGAGCCGATACCAATCGTCAGCGACGTCTGGCGGGTTTTTGCCTAAGGCTTTTAGCGCGTCGATGACGAGGTGGATGCAGTCGTCACCGCCATATTCATAGCGTCGGCCGATCAGGTGCTCACACACTGATTTGAGCTGTAAACGGGATGCTGCCGACCTGCCAGCGATGAAGGCGGCGCCCTGGAATGTTGGTTTGAACTGCGTCAAGCACTGAGTTTAGGCTGACTTGGATGTTGACCTCGTCCCAGCCGCCGCTGGAACAGGTACCCCAATAGTTGTAAAGGGTGCGCTGGACTGCTCCAGTGGAGGGTTCCCAGAGCACCGTGGTGACCTTGGCAACCCATAGGTTATCGAGTGCGTCAACAATCCACGCGCGGGTCATTTCGATGTTGGCGAACTGGAGCGTGGCATCCAAGTTGTCGCCTTGGAGAGTGGCTACCGCTCCACCGAAACTGAACGGCAAAAACAAGTAGCCGTCTACGTTTTGGTTGATCGCGTAGTTTTGGAAGCGGTATTGTGCCGCTTGGCCACTGGGACCGATGTCGAGCAGGTGGCCGTAGGCGTATTCCATTAGATGCCGACTCCTCTACGTGTGGCGGCGCTGTTTTTCAGGCTGCGCATGGCGCGGCGTTCGCCTTGGATGGCGCCTTGCTGAGCAGCCTGTGCCATGCCGCGCTGGAACTGATCGGCGGTGACGTAATCCACGTTGTTGATGCGTTCCACGCTGTAGCGGACGTCAATCGGCTCCATTGTGGCCGCCCCTGCCGCAGCCAGCGAGGCGCTGTCACCTTCTGCTGCGGCGGCTGCGCTACCAGGCGTCGAACGGTACCGTTTCATAGCACCGTCCAGGCGAGCGGCGACGCCAAGCTTGCCATCAGCACCACGCTTGAGCGGCATGATCGCCTCAGGCCCGGCTTCGCCCATGAGGCCGTTTTGCATTTCGCCACCCTTCGCGTACTTGAAGAATGTGGGCTTGGTGACGATGCCGCCCATTGCGAAGGGTTGAATGCCGTTTTGAGCAAACGCCGCTCCATTGGCTGCCGGAAGCAAACTTGGCCCCGTAAACACAGATGGATTGAACCCTGCCTGACCGCTACTGAAAACACCGCTGTAGTTAGGAGCGGCGCCTCCACCACTGAGACCCACCCCAAGCGCTTTCATGATCGTGCCGTAAAGAATCATCGCAATTTGTTGCGTAATGATTTGTTGCGCCATGTCCAGAAAATGCTTGCCAATTGACGCCATCAAGTCGGCAAGTGCCTGCTTTGCTGACTTAGAGCCCGTAATCGTTTCAACAAATGCGCTAGAGAACGCCTCCCCCATTTGCATCGCGCCTGCTTCCACTTGATTCTGAAGGGAAACCATTTCCTCCAGTTGTTGGCGCATTTCTTGGAAGCGCTGAGCTTCTGGCGTCATAAATTCTTGAGGCTGGTAGATCTGCTCGCCACCAGCAAAATTGGCAGCGCCAGCTTGGCCGTAATCAAAAACGCCAATCGCAGCGCGACGACCGGCTTGACGCATTTCCCGCGTCAGTCCCGTGGCTTCAATAATTTGCCGTTGCAGCTCAAGTTGATCAGTGATATTTTTTTCTGCTTCAAGTTGAAGCTCTAAATATTCAATTTTATTTCTAGAAATTTCTTCCGCTGTTTTTGAAACATCAAGTCCTTGCCTTAGCCCCTGGACACGCAAGTCTTCCAAGCGCTCGTTGACTTCATTCAAATGCGTTTGCCTGATATCAAGGCCAAGTTGTTTTTGCTTTAGGTCAAGGATTGCAAACTCAATTCTGTCGGCGTCGCGGTTGACAAGCTGTTGGCGCTCTCTTTCAAGCGTTGTCAGCTCTTCAAGCTGAAGCGTCCGCAAGCCAACGTCTTGCAAGCGCATTGCATTGCGAAGATTTTCCTCGTATAGGCGTTGAGCTTCACGAGCAGCCTTTTCAGCTTCTTTATCTGCTTTGCCTTTGGCGCCATCTCCAGCGATGTCTGGAAATTGGGTGAAGGCGGGTCCCGCTGCAGCCGTAGGCGCGTTGGGCAGGCGACCGACCACCGCTCTGTAGCGTCCTTCGACCAGTCGAACAGCCGCTTCTTCCCTAGCGAGTTGAGCCTTAAGGCGTTCTATCCCAGGCGTAGCAGCAAGTGTCGCGCCACCAGATATTTTCGCTGCAGATTGAAGCTGGTCTAGCTCTTTGCGCAAACGAATTACATTATCACTTGCACGCGCATATTCTTTCCCGATGTCCGAAGCGGCCTTTGCAAGCTGCTTTTGAGTAAGCGCATCTCCGCCTATCTCCTTGAGGAACTGCTCGCCAGTTGCCTGGCTTTGAATGTTACGCAACTCATCACGAGCTTTTTTAATCTTCTGCAGCCATTGAATAACCAGTTCAGCGCCAACGATTGCAAATGTCACCACAAGTGGAGCCACAAGCGAAGCAGCAACAGCTTTAACTGCCGTACCAAAAGCAATAATCCGAGTCTGAGCTGCAGCCGCTTGTGCCGTAGTAGCAGTAAATCCGCTCTGAAGGGCAACGAACAAAGCGCCAATTGGCCCCTGCATCGCTTGCAAAGCTTTCAGGGCAAGAGTGACGCCAGCAAGCTTTGCTGCAAATTCAACAACAGCACCAATTTGTGATGCATTGTTAATAATAAACTTGATCCCATCCCCGACCGCTTTAGCCGCTGCAACAAGACCTGGAGTGATATTTACGATAAAATCAGCAAAGGCTTCCTGGAATTGCGCACCAACTGGCTGAAGCGTTTCGCCAATCGCAATCCTCATATCGTTGAATGCCACCGTCAGGCGAGCGCCAGCATCCTGACTGGAATCTGCGATTTGATTTGCGGTACCAGAGTATTCATCACCAAGCTGCACGATGAAATTCATTAGCTCGTTCAAGCCAACCTGACCTTGCTCGAGCGCTTTTGACAGCTCAGGCAGCGTCATTTCGTTCGCTTGGGCAAACTTCGTAACTGCGCCGGGCAAGCGCTCGCCAAGCTGACCGCTTAACTCTTCTGCGCTTACCTTGCCTTTCGAGAACACCTGAACCATCGCAGTGATGGCACCGTCAACATCCTGCGCCGACCCACCGGTTGCCTTGATTGCTGCGGTCACATTCTTGAAGACCAATTCGGCATCGGTGACCTGACCGCCTGCTCCTCTCACCGCAGCGGTCAATTTCGTCATGCCCTGAATCGCAACGTCTTGCGGCACATTCAGGTTGCGCACCGCAAAATTAGCTGCTTCAACGGCTTGGTTGAATTGATCCTGGCTTCCAGCCGCATCTCGCAGTGCGATCTGCATTTTCTGGATCTGTGCTGCATAGTCAGCAAATCCACCAAGCTGTTGCCTCAGCATGCCAACTTGCGCACCAGCAGCAGCACCAGCAAATGCACCCCCCACGCCGCCAAACACGCCGCCAACTGCGCCACCGAGGAAACCCTCGGGACCGCCAAAGATGCCACCACTCAATGCAGCGCCAGCAGCTTGAGCGACTTCCATTCCGCTCATACGGCGGCGGGCGCCTCGTTGCCGCTTTTCCAGCTCACGGTCAACCAACCGTCCTTGTTTTTCAATTTCTTGATTTACCTGCTTAAAATCAGCAGCCGTTGGATCAAGTATGTCCTGAAGCAAAGCCAAGCTTCCAGAAAACTCACGCAAATCAGCAGTACTACGGCGATTTACATCACCAAAACGGCTTACAGCCGCAGTGAGCTTTTCATACTCAGATGGAGCGGCAGGAGGGATGACTGCAGCGGGAGGACGACCACCGCCACCGCCACCGCCAGCAGCTCCGGCCATTAGCGGAATAAAAGAGCCACCACCTGCACCGATATTTCCAATTTGCGCCATCCCAGATATAGGAAATTCGCCAAGTCTTGAAACGCCATACGCCATATCTTGCCTTTCCAGTCGCTGCATAAAGGCTTTGTCTCCGGTTAAAAGCTCATGCAGCGCCGATGCACCTGGTATCGAAATATTTGACAACCCTGCGCGAAGACCAGACAGGCTTGGCATGGCGCCACCAATCCGACGACCAATGCCAGAAATATTTGGTAATTCAATAGATTCAGTCAAACGCCTTGCAAGACGACTTGCGCTTAATTGAACGCCTGATGACACAATACGTCGAACTGTTTCAAAGGTGCCTGTTTCACCTTCCCAAAAATTTGATACAGCTTGACGATAAGAAACAATTGCTTCCCTTGTTGAACTAGCGGCAGCTTCTCTACCAAACTGCATAGAGCGACCACCGCCAAGCATTCCCTCAACTGGAAACGACTGCGCGGCTGCCATCCCATAACGGAACGAACCCTGCGCAGGCACAGGAGAAGACGCACCAAAAAGTGGTGCAGACTGCCCCGCAAAAGATGTTGCACCTCGACGCTGCCATGCGGCTTGGTTGATTGCCGCATTAAGAGCAAACCCTCGCGCGCCAGTTGTTCTTGTCGGTAAATTCAGGAATCCAACGTCTTGAATCTGACGAGCCGCTACGTCAACATTTTTTGCAACAGAGGCAAGAGCATTCGCCAATCCTTGAAACTCTGCGGGTGTTCCCGCAGGCTGCTGCATGCCAATTCCGGCTGCAAAGGGTGAGCGCGCGCCTCCTAGCGAAACCCGAGGGCCGCTCAGGGGACCCACAAAGGCGCCAGTGCGACCAACATTGCGAATTGCCCCGGCAACAATCTCTTGCTCCAGCCCAAAGCCAGGAAGGCCAGAAACGCCTCGAACATTCCTACGTTGCTCGGTCGGCATGTACATCGAAGGCACAATGCCACCTCGCTCATACGCTTTTCTGTACGTGG